AAATTATTAAGTATGAGTCTCCTGCACTTAACTTACAAAGTAATTTTAATACAACAACTGATGATAAAGGAAATATAAATGTTAATGTAGATGATCCAATATCTCCAACTGCCAATTTTCAGTTAGACACAATATCTTCAAAAGTAGAAGAAAATAGAAGAACAAAGGGGATACTTCATACAATCTATCTTCCAATACCAGAACAAATATCAGATACTACACAAATAAGTTGGGGTGAAGGAACACTAAATCCAGCAGAAGCATTTGGTATTAGTTTTGCAAATCAATTCCAGAAAGATGGTCCTGCGAAAGCTTTAGAGGCAGCACTAAAGGCATTAACTACTGCCGGTACAACAATTGGGGACAATCCTCAACTAATGAAAGCGATACAGAATGCTTTATCAGCAACTGCTATTGGAGCACTAGGTGGTAATGTTAGTGCTAACCAGTTGATCTCAAGGGCGACAGGTCAAGTCTTCAACCCAAACCTAGAACTATTGTTTGATGGTGTTGGTCTAAGAAACTTCCAGTTCAACTTTGACTTCTTCCCAAGAAATAAAAAAGAAGCAGAACAAGTCATTCTTATTATTCGTACCCTAAAAGCAAGAATGAGTGCTAAGAAAAATGCAAGTGGAAACTCCAAAATTCAAGGTGTTTTTATTTCTGCTCCAGATTTATTCCAATTGACTTATATGAAAGGTGGTGAAAACCACCCAGTATTAAATAAGTTTAAACCAATGGCTCTTGTTGATTTACAAGTAAACTATACTGGTTCAAATACTTATTCAACATTCTGGGATGGAACACCAACTCATATGCAAATGTCTTTAGCATTTAAAGAACTCAATCCAATATATTCTGAAGATTATGATGAAGAAAGTTATAGTGGTCCGTATGCTCCAGGTCAAGATCCAGCAAATCTAGGTCATGCTGTAGGTTACTAAAATGAGTTATTTCAGAGAACTACCAGACTTATTCTATCAGTCTCCATTAAAAGATAGAAACTCTTCTACTGAATATGTAAGAGTCAAAAACTTATTCAGAAGGGTCAAACTTCGTGATGACCTACAGAATGTTTTTACTCTGTTTAATAAGTATCAAGTTCGTCAGGGCGAAAGACCAGATACATTAGCAGAAAGACTTTATGGTGATGTCTCTTACGACTGGGTTGTCTTATTGACTGCTGGTATCATCAATGTCAGGGACCAATGGCCCCTTTCAGACTACGAACTCTATAAGTATGCTGAGAACAAGTATGGTAGTGACTTGAATAGAATTAGGTTCTATGAAACAACTGAGGTAAAAGATTCTTCTGGAAGACTGATACTTCCCAAAGGTAAAGTTGTTGATTCAAACTTCTCTATTCCTAACCCAGATACACCTACCGCAAACTTGAATCCTGTTGGTGGTGTTACTAACTACGAATATGAAGTTAGACTAAACGATGAGAAGAGACAAATCTATGTCTTAAAACCAGACTACTTACAACTCTATCTGAATGATATGAGAAGAATAATGAAGTATGAAAAGTCTTCTCAATACATCAGTAAGCAACTTGCTGCTACTGAAAACACTAGAAACACATCACCAAAGTAACTCTAGTTTCTTATCAAACATCATAACATAACGGTGCTTTCGGGAGCGGTCTTTCCATTCTCCCTCAGCACCTTTTATTTTACCGCGTGAATGCTTGGTGCCGTCTGAATAGTAGAAGTCTTTTTTAGCATCTGTAAGCCCACAATATTTAAAGTTACAAGCGCGATAAATTGTGCCGCCATGAAAATCGCTATCAGCGTAAGATATGATGGCTCTGACCCGTGTATCTTTTCGGAGTTGTCTGACGCATCTCGATACAAACCACGATGTAATATTGTATTCACTTTGTTGTGTGTCAGGGTGGATGCAAAGTCGTGAAAGTTCAAATAATCCTTCTTGCTCATTCCTCTCTAAACCAAATGCGCCTTGTGCAACTTCTGGAACAGGAAGACCCGTAAAGATACAGACTCCCTGAATGCCACCTATATTCAGTGGACTAAAATCATTAGACTTATAGAGTCCGTAGTTGTAACCTGACTTGAAACCTTTTGAAAAGTCCTTAAGATAATGAAACCGCAGAAGTAACTCTGCGGCTTCGGTCTTACTCACTCTATCAATATAATAGTCAGTTTTCACTTCAATAGTAAGTTAACATATGCTGCGACCACTAGGAGGGTCAGACAGATTTGATTGTACTTCACTCTTCAGCAAGACGGGCGAAGTAGGACAGGGTATCGTCGTCTTCATCTTCATCAGAAGAAGAAACGGTACGGGTAGGTTGCAGGGAGTTGAGATCGCTGCGAAGGTCTTCAGTCAACTCACGGGCAGAACCGCGAGTGTTCTCTTCCTCTTCGTAGTCTTCCTCTTGCATACGGGGAGTGCCCTTGTTACCAAGCACATAGTCCAGACGCTTCTTCAGAGCGTCGTAGTCCTTGAACTGGTCAGCAGCGACGAGTTCAGCAAGAGAGTACTCACGCTTCCACACTGCTTCCATGGCGTCATCATCATCCAGCAGTGCATCAGGGCGGGCAAACTCAGAGGAGTCATAGTTGCGGTAACCAGCAACATTCTTTGCCTTCAGTTTGAAGTTAGCACCCTGCCAGAAGTCAAAGGGATCAATGGCTTCCTCATCTTCAAACTCAGGTTGCATAGCAGCAGTGAGTTTGTCGAAGATCTTCTTGCCGAACTTGTACAGGAACACCTTACCTTCGTTAGCAGGGTTAGCAGGGTCCTTGACCACATAGATGTTAGCGATGTAGGTCAGTTTGCGCTTCTGCTTGCGTGCTTGTTCCTTACCAGCGTCGGTGCCGTTGTTCCACAGCATCGTGTTGTACTCGGACACAGGATCCTTCTGACCCAGAGTGGTCAGAGAGTTCTCAATATACCAACCACCAGGACCTTGGAAGGCGTGACTGTAGAGTTTCACGAAAGGAAGGTCCTCTCCTTCAGGAGCAGGGAGGAAACGGATAACGGCGTAACCATTGCCGCTCTTATCACACTCCAGTTTCCATTGGCGCTCATCACCAGAGCCACCAGTGTTATTCATCTTTTCGACTTCCTTGACCAGTTTGGCGGTCAGGGAGCCCAGTTTGGATTGCTTTTTAAGGTCTGCGAAAGACATTTGGATTACCTCGGATAGTTTTGGATTCGGGGGATTTACTCAGATAGTATAGCAAGGATGCCCTCAGTCGTCAAGATAGTTCTTGAGGGATTCGATTGTCTCATTCATACTGTCGAATAAAGTTTGCATATCAGTGTCTGGTGGGAAACCCATCAGGGCAACTGACTTGCGAAGGTTCTCTTTCATCTCAACCGCTTCAGGGTCGTCTGAAAGAGATAACCTAGTATACATGATCCTTTGCTTTTCTAGCAAGGTCTGTAACTTCTCAACATGTTCCATCTTGGTCTCAATGGACATTGTACCAAAAGTCAAGATACTACCATAGATCTCTTCCTGAAGATTATTGATCTCAGTTAGTTCGTCCTGGATAATATCAGATTTGAAAAATTCACTCATTTACAATGTCCCGTAAGATCTTTTTATAATGAAACACATCAATATTTAGAAAGGGAGAATACTTCTTCAATTTTAAACTTACGGATTCCCACACTGGGTCATCTAACTTCTTATCAAAGTTTTTTGAGAAATGGAATACTTTGTCGAAGATTGTTAAGGTTTCTAGCGATACGCTCCCGCTTAGAAACTTTTTGAGTATCAGAGGATGTCCCTTGGTACAGTTGAACAAACTCTCTAACTCGTTCTCCGATAACAATTCGTTGCTTTGCTCTTTGAACAAGTATGTCAAACTCTGTTGGCGTTTCATCCAATCTGCGTAGTTTCTTTCGCCAGAATTGATAATCTCCCCTATCCATAAGTTTTGTGGGTTGTCGGTGGCAGTGAAATTAGATACTAAAAAATCTACGACTTCTTTATCAGAATACTTGCGTGAAGTCTTTTCGAACCAGTATTTATCGCGTCGTTTGTTAAATGACGCCATACTTGCCCTAGTTTTTGCCCCGTATTTAAAGAAGTCGTATTTGGGATTTGTGAAGTGATTTTTTAGTGACAAATAATGTTGGTAGGTTTCAAAGGGGCTCACGGTCATAGAGGAAGTTTTGCTCTCGAAGTCTTCTTCATGAAGTTAAGACGGATAGCGTCCCACTTCAGTCGCTCTTTCAATGGTTTTGAAATGAGCTTCGTGACCGATTCTACCTCAAGACTGTTGATTTCGCAATAGTGACAAATAGCATCAATGTAGTTGAAGTTTTCTTCAATTACAATTTTCTCAATTTCAAGGGCAAACTTGGAAGGAGTCAGAAACTTACTCTCTATTGCTTGTTCTAGTTCTTTGTTACTTTCCATAGAGCTCCAGTTTATCTCTAACAAACTTTCTAATGTATTTGCTGAGGAGTTTGATGTATTTTGATTTGTCTCGTTCTTCATAGACGACGCATTCTCCATTTTCACATGCCATGATGATTACAAGTTTTTTGACTGAGATACCAGTCAGTTCGTACAGCATACAACCATATGCCATGCACTGTACGAAGTAGTGTTCAATCCACTCTCGTGGTTTGGGCTTTTTAGAAGTCTTAAAGTCGATTATTGCTAACTCGCCATCATATTCAGCGATGCAATCAACCGTCCCAGCAATACCTAGTTGCTTACTATATAGGGACCCTTCAAGGGCGTAAATATTATTTATACGATTCAGGTTCTCTTTAGCAATCTTGAAAAGGAAGTCTGAAATAGGTTGCACCTTTGGTAGGTCTTCATTCTTCAGATGATGTTCTACCAAAGTGTGCATGTCCGTACCACGACTTGTTGCTGCCTTCGTGATACGGTCTGCTTCTTCATCACCAACTTTCTTTCGCCAGTTGATAAAGATCTCCTTATTAAAATGACTGGTCACCGAAGTGATGGAGACCAGTCGAAGAGGTTCTTCTTCGTCAGGAACCTTATAGTACCTTACACCATCAATGGTTTCTCTTTCGAGTGATGGAAGTTCAACGTCAATGTGTTTGAAGTTCGTTGTGCCAACGGACATTTTGCCTTTCATAATATTCCTGGTTAGGTTCATCTACAAAATAATATAATGCGAATGAGTATCTCTCAAAACCTTCAGGACATTCTAAAGGAACTGGATGCCCATGGACAGACTCATCAGATAAGTTAAAGATGACTGCTCTATTCATGATGGGAGCAATAAGATGCTCCCGTTTCTTTTCTTTTCTGTTCCAAAGTTCTAAGTGACCATTCCAACTATCTTCCCAGTCTGGGTTTAGATATAGGAGTAAGTTCAGAACTCTGAACTTTTTCGTAACCTTGTTCACGTTGTAGTCAACATGAAGGTTTAGTTTACCACCTTTTTGTATTTTATGACAACCACCACCCAAGAAGTGTGGATCTGGGATGAGGTTGTTTATACCCGTCAGGTCTTTTAGAAACTGTAGAAATATCTCAGAGTTTAGATACTGTAAAACTGTGTATACAGTAGGAACTCTAAATTTCATTATCTCAACACTCTCAGGATCCCAAGGGCAGAACCACTTGTTCACCTGGTTGTCAGTCATGAAGGGGTTGTTTATGGTGTTCTCAGTTGCCCAAAGATTTGACTCCTTGAGTTCCTTAAAACACCACATGGCAGCAGTTGGGTTGATGAAGTTATCAATTACTACATTAGGAAATGGCTTCGCATTCAAATAATGAAAGTTTAGTTTTTTTCCTAAACTATAGTCAGTGAAAATTTCCATTAAAAACCTGCTTCCATTTTTGCGAGAATGTATTCTTTGACTAGTCCAGAACGAACGATGTCATTTACCCCAAACTCAATTATATCAAACGAAGGCATTTTACGCAATACACTCATAAAGTCATGAATACCATTACGCTCATTTGACTTCTGCAAGTCAGACTGGACAGCATCACCACAGAAGCAAATTTTGGTGTTTTCACCAACACGGGTGATAATAGAGTCTAGTTCATGAAAGTTAAGGTTCTGATATTCGTCCACAATAATAATAGAGTTATCAAGGGTTGTTCCACGGAGGAATGAAGTAGACCAGAACTTGATAGTTTCCTGGGACTTCAGGTTGCCGTACAGCATCTCAAAGTCAGCATCAGAAGGCATCTGGAACATATACTTCACCATATTCTTATATGGAATCTGGTAGATGTCTGCCTTATCTTCATGTGAACCAGGGAGGAAACCAATCTCTCTGGTTGCTACAAGAGAACGAACAAGGTAGATACGCTCATAGGGAGTTCTCTCATCAAGAACATCTTGGAGAGCATTGTAGAGTGTGATAAAGGTCTTACCAGTACCAGCACAACCATAAGCAACAATATGCTTACCTTCTTTATATGAGTCAAATAAACGGGTCTGGTTTTCTGTGAGTGGATCAATATCCACAAGGTACTCTGAACTGAGCGGTTTCTTCCGCTTCATCTGCTTTGCCGTGAGTCCAACCCCGATGGGTTGCTCTGCAGATGCTCTCTTTCTTCTTGCCATTAGATTTTGTTTACTTTAGAACCAGGCATTTTCGCTGCACGGTGCAGCACATCGTTCCATCCAGGATTCTTCTTCCTGAGTTTGTCCTTCCACTCACCTACTTCACCAGGTTGTGGGCAGGTAGAAGGATCAGACCAATCCCGCTGCCAATCGGGATTATCTTTACACCACTGGGACCAGTCGTGAACACTCATGCTCACTTCTTTCTGCTCCCCAGTTTCTTTGTGGACTACAGGATATGTTGCCAAAATTTTCACCTCTTAATGATATGAACTTATTTATGGATACATTACAGAACCCATTCATTTTCTACCCCCCCAAGTGCTTCGGCACAAACAGGAAATTGCTCGGCAAAGATTTTTTTACATTCTTTAGCAATATCCATATGCTCTTTTTGCGTTCCATTTTTTTCCCGAAGTGCAATATATGTGATCCAAGACCTGCAACTACCTGCCATATAAAGACGGGTAGGAGTTGCCAGTGGAAGAACGAATCTACAGCACTCCTTTGCAATTCCCTCATCAAGCATCGTTTGATACAACGCCATTGCGTCCCTGAAGTGATTCTCAATCAATACTTCATACTTCTGCCGAGTTTCTTCAGAAATATCGTCAATAGAATTCTGGCGATTCTTGGTGTCTTGACGACGAAGTTCTGGGACTGGAATCGTCTCCGCGAGTAGGGAACTATCAGCATAGCGTTGCGAAAATTCTTGATATGTGAACGAACGGTGACGGAGGATTTGAGCCGCCAGCCCACGGGTGGTCTCAATCTCCAGAGTCATAAAACTTTGCTCAAACACAGACCAGTGGTTGTGCTTGATGCAATAACCCAACAACTTAGCATAGTTGGGGTTTTCCTGGTTGTTGGGGTTCGAGACTCTGGCAACATACGCCATATTCTTCTCCGCATCAGGAGTTACACTGACCAGTTTTACGCTCATTTACCAAATCCTTTTGAAAGTTTTTTATCTAAGTCTGCGAGTTCCTCTTCTAGGATCCTCAGTTGTCCTTTCATCTCTATCAACTGCTCATCAGTATAGAGATGTTCTTGTTTGATGAGACGCTTCAGCAGTTTCATCATCCTACGCGCTCTACTAGTCGGGGTATCCATCGTCATCGTCAAAAATTTCGTCGTAATCGTGCAAACCTGTCTTTACCTCTTCATAGTTGAGGTAACTTTGAGCATCAGAGTACACTTCTGCCTTGAGTGAGTCTACTAGGAGTTCCAGGTTGCGAACAAGCAGTTTTAGTTTCTCTTTGTCCATTTGGGTAGTATCCACTCTACTCATTATACACAAAAAAAGAGGGAGAGTCAATCTCCCTCAAACTTAAGCAACTTTTCAAACCACTCGTCCAAATGAATGAGGTAACAGGACCAATAGTTACACCCTCTATATGTTAGTTGATAACAAGCGGGTGGTCTATTGTCCTTATCCATATCATCGTAATGATATGTGTAATTTTCCATTACTTACTCAGCAATAGTACTTCCACATAAATTAAGAGAATGAATGCTGTTGAACCGAAAACGATTCCACTGATTAGAGGAATCATTTTTTTGCTCCACAGTGACCTATTGAGCAGAGAGCAGCTTTATGCTGTCTCTCTTCTTTTTGTTTTTGAAGTTTGATAAGTTGTAGAACATTAAGTTTCTGCATTACTTACCTCCTACCATAGCGGTCTTATGACCTTGCTCATCAACATAGAACTTTACACCACGGTAAACTTCTACATGGGCAGGAGGTTGAGCTGCTTGATTAGGGCGGCTCTCGGTGTTATAGACAACACCACGATAAGTAACTTGAGACATGGTTTTACTCCAAAGAAATGAGATGTGTTAAATCCCGTTCCTTCGGGCGGCGTTTGCGTCCCTTTCGGGATGAACGATCCGTTCCGCGTCGTCCTACTTGCGTCCTATTCTTCTACCTCTGGGAAGCAGGCAGGATCAGTTCCTTCTGCGTATCTAGCAATAAACTCTATCTTTTTCCATACGGAAAGAGATTCGGTTTCCATTGTCCTTTCCATCAACCATTCAAACTGCTCACAAGTGAGAAGCATTTGTGGTTCTGGTTGGGCAAGTGCCAGGAGAAGAGGTAACATCATAGGATGAACGTAAGGGTATTATACCCCTGTTGAAAGTATTTAGCAAGGTAGTTTTGTAAAATGTGATACAAAACCTTACAGAACCAAAATTTTGCCGGGAATTTTTCCCCCGCTCAGGGAAATCACTTCCGCTTTTTGGTTTTGGGTGCCTGATATCCCCAGAGCTTAGGACTGATCCTACCGTGTCCGTACTCTATTGACTTGAGTCCATCACGAAACTTATCCCAATACATATCAAATACATTCACCTGTTTGGATGATCGTGTGAGATCAAAACAAATCTCACCATCAACTTCATACTTTACAATACGTGCATCATTTGGCGCATCCTTTGTACACACCTGCTCCCAAGTACCATTCTCGACGAGAATTTCACATCCATATTTCTTTTTGGAGTTTTCCTTTTCGGCAGGTGTCCAGTTGTACATAAGATCTTCCTTTACAGGTGCCTCCTCGGACACTCTTGCTGTGTTTCTCGGCATAACGAACACTCCAATTTGTATTATATATTACGAACGACCTCCCCATTTGATCTCTGGGTAAGCTTCCGCAACAATTTCTTTGGTAATATTATACTTTTCTCCAAGTCGCTTGTCCTTGGTAAGGATCAGAATCTCTGCTTCAAGTGGATGAAGACCTTGGAGAATATTGATAAACATAGTCTCTCTACGAAGAGAACTCAACCCATCGTTACCACCTTTAACAAAGTTGTAAAAACGCTTGAACTCTTTACGAATAGAAGACTTACCTTGATCCTGTGAACCAAGAGAGTTAGATCCCAACTCGTTCATCTTGGAAACAGCATCATTCACTTTCTCGGACAGAGTGCCACTGAATGAATTCTGCTCATCAGTTCCAGCATAGGGAACATCACCAGGAGGGAGCAGACTAACTACACTCTCATCAAAGTTCCAGATCAATACAACCTTAGTGGCAGGATCATTGAACTTACGCAATGCCTCAACCTTCCTTGCCTTTGTCCTTTCCTTAGAGACAACATTCAGGATCTCGTATACAAAAGGATTGACAGGAAGATCGGGGATTGGTTTTGGTGCTGCCTTTGGTTTAGTAGCAGGCTTTGCCTTACTCGTCGATGTCTTCTTCGTCGTT